GCGAATCAACTAAGGATTTCATTTTTAATCTTAACAAATGCGGCCACCAGGTCTGTGAGAAACCTTCGGCGGCTCTGTTTACATCTTCAACAACATAATATCTTTTTAGGGCAATTGGTATGCTTTCATCTAAAGAAAAATCGTCTTTCATGTGTGGGAATTCTATTACATCACCTGACATTGGCTTCCTGCCAATTCTTTCAACTATGTCATTAAGGTGCACAGTCAAAAATAATGTGTCGTTCTGTAGGAACATTCCAAACTGTGACAAGTTGAAGTCGGCGTCTTGTACATTGTATATGCCCCTGACTATGTAGATATCACTAGCATATTTCCTATCCCTATTCTCTAAAAATAATAAATCTTGTATTGTCCTTTCGTTTAGACTGTCGCCTGAATATTGAGGCAAAGTTGGACTCGCATCGCCGTCCTTGTTAGTGCTACCTTGATCATATGGCCCTAGGTATTTGTGGAAGTGTAGGTCAGTTCCACCCACAGTGAACATCTCCTTGATGTTACGATCAAAGAACTTGTAGTCATTGCCCTTCTCTGGCTTGAAAATGGATAATCTTGGCATATCACACATATTTATTGCACAGGCAAAGGCTATAAATATGTGTATGTCAGAACTACAAACAGGTCAACAAGAGATATTTGATTACGTCAAAAATAACCTCGGTGAGGGCATGATCGACGTTGAATTAGACCCAAAACACTATCAAACGGCACTGGAAAGAGCCGTAAATAAATTTAGACAGAGATCATCAAATGCTGTCGAAGAATCTTATGCTTTCCTAGAACTTAAGAAAAATCAAAACACATATATCTTACCGGATGAGATTATAAATGTAAGGAACTTGAATAGAAGGACAGTTGGATCAAGAACAGAAGGTGGAGAAGGTGGTACATTATTTGAGCCTTTCAACCTAGCATATACAAATACATACCTTTTAAGGGCAGGTGCAACAGGTGGATTGGCCACTTACTACGCCTTTGCTTCATACCAGGAATTAGTAGGTAAATTGTTTGGGAGTTTCATACAGTTCCATTTTGATGTTGCAACTAAAAAATTAACAATTACACAAAGACCCAGAGCAGACAACGAAACAGTCCTAATGCACACCGACAATTTTAGACCTGACATAACGCTGTTTAAGGACATATATGCAAAGCCATGGATCAGAGATTACACTCTAGCTGTTTCAAAAGTTATGATAGGAGAAGCACGGGGCAAGTTCAACACCATAGCAGGTCCACAAGGTGGAACGTCACTGAACGGTGATGCTTTGAAAAGTCAAGGACAGGCCGAGATGGAAAAACTAGAAGCTGAGATAGGAAATTACTCAGAAGGCGGCACTCCTCATAGTTTTGTTATTGGTTAATTAAAATTTTCTACATTTAAATAAAAGTGTCATGACAGATTCTAGTTACAAAAGATATAAAGATTGTTCCATAGATGAATTAGAAGAAATTGTTAACGATCTTGAAAATGTCTCTATTGCCGCACTTAAAAGTAAAAAATTAGATATGAGAAAAACCATATTAGGTGCAGTAAAAGAAGCAAAATTAGAGATCGAAAAAAGACTTAAAAAATTATAATAGGAATTATAACCGGTTTATATTTTCAAGTAAATACGTGGGATGACAACTTCATTAGGAGAATATTTCGTTAACAAATGCTTGGAGGCCACTACCCAGACCGACCCGTGGCCTTATGCACAATTCCCAGATGCATTACCCGCTGATAGTTTCGACAAATTAAAGAAGTCCATAGTAAACATTGACAAAGACCGGTTAAAAGAAGCTCACAATAAAGACGCTGACAGGAAAAGTTTTACAAGAGATGATTTCCCTTCATTCAAAGAGTTCACTGATTCAAACAGTGCATGGAGGAAAGCACACAGCGATCCCAATACAGGTGCAATGGGTCAGTTTGCCCAATGGATAGATAAAAGATACAAAAGTGGAAATACACTACACAATCCCATATACCTATATCCAGCACAATGGAAAGACTGGGGCATAGATTTTGTAGACGAAATTCAGGAGATTGGCCATGCAGTGCTGGACAATGCCAGAGAACTCTGTAATAAATTTCCAAACTACCATTGGCATGAAAAACGAGGGCTAAACGTACATTTGAAGGTTGATCCACCTGCACCTTTTGAATATTACATACACACCGATAATATTTTTAAAACATGGACTTCTATAATCTATATCGATCCCGATGAAAACGAAGGCACACAAATGTATAGTGCTAAAGAAGGAGTTGTACATAGACACAAACACATTGGGAAACGAACATCTAATCCTGATGACTTCAATTTTATAAAAACATTACCATGGAAACCCAATACACATTTCACCTTCTGCAGTGATCTCGATCGATCATATCACAGCTATTCCAATCCTTCCGAGCAAATGAGGTTCACTTTGTGCATGTTCCAAGGAAAATTTAAAGCAGATGGCGGATTTTTTATAGAGGACAAAAACAAACCAATAGTTAATAAATGGGCTGGTTTAACTATTGACCCTGCTAGTAAAAGATAGTATAATCTACAAATGCTTATAGGAATAGTAGGACTAATAGGTTCTGGTAAAGATACCGTAGCTGAACATTTGGTCACACAACACGGTTACACGAAAGACAGTTTTGCAAAAAGTTTAAAAGATGCAGTAAGTGCCATGTTCAACTGGGACCGAGAAATGCTGGAAGGCAACACAGAATCAAGTAGACACTGGAGGGAACAACCAGATACATTCTGGAGCGAAAAATTCGGCAAGCCTGTTACTCCGAGATGGGTGTTACAGCATTTTGGCACCGAAGTGATGCGTGGCAATATGTATGATGCTATATGGGTAGACAGTTGCATAGGTAGATATAAAGGGCAAAATACTGTAATTTCAGATACAAGATTTCCTAACGAAGTAAAAAAGATCAGAGAACATGGTGGTATAATAATACTGGTTAAAAGAGGTGAAGATCCAGAATGGTTTACAAATTATGTAGAGGGCAACATTGAACCTACAGGAATACACAGTTCTGAATATGCCTGGGCAAAAGAAGAATTTGACTATGTAATCGAAAATAATGGCACAAAGAATGAACTATCAGCAAAGGTAGATAAATTACTCGTCAGCAACAAGATCCCCTACTCGCCATCCCAGTCTTCTGACGCCGCTTAACCGCTGGCAATTGGCACACACAGTTTTTAAATTAGTAGACAGAGTATTTCTCATATTTCCGTCCACAAAAAGCACATCTAGTTGGGTTTGATTCTGCGCCTTAAATCCACAAAGTTCACACTTTTTCTTCTTCCTATATCCTGAACGCTGTAAAGGTGTGATGCCACCTATCTTTTTGCCTGCTTTTTTTCTATTGCAGGTGTCGCAAAGGCTTCGCCAGTATATCTTGTTGCCTTTGCGATAGGCATAGGCCCTTGGCTTGGCTTTACATAATTTGCATATAGGCCTGTTTCTGTACGACATATGCTTATTTACGTAGCCTATATAGGCACCTAAAAATAGCAAGTTATATCGTAAAAACCATACGATTGAATAAATAACTCTAGTTACGTTAAACTTGCAAGGAGAAAACGAAAAATGGCAACATTGACATCACCAGGAGTAGAGGTTTCAGTAATAAACGAAAGTTTTTATGTACCATCAGATGCGGGTACTACACCTCTTTTTATAGTAGCATCAGGACAAGATAAGCAAAACGGAGCAGGCGACGGCACGGCATCTGGAACAACCACTGCACAGGCCAACACTGCTTTCTTAATCTCATCTCAAAGAGAATTAACAGAAACTTTCGGAGATCCGAAATTCTACACTGACACTTCAGGAAATTCATTAAATGGTTATGAATTGAATGAATACGGTTTACAAGCGGCATACTCATTCTTAGGAGTTGCCAACAGAGCTTTTGTTTTAAGAGCTAACGTAAACACATCAGAATTAGTTGGAAGTGCATCGGCACCGACAGCTAGACCAACAGACGGAACATACTGGTTTGACCTTGCATCAAGCTCTTATGGAATATTTGAATGGTCACAAACTAATCAAGTTTTTACAGCAATCACGCCAACTTTAATCACTTCAGTAGGTGACCTGGTAGGAAACAGTTCAACAGCGTTCCCTAAAACATCAGTAGGTGATATCGGTGATTATGCAATTAACACAACACACGTTACAAACAAGATATACAAAAAGACTGCAAGTAACACATGGGTACATGTTGGAACTCAGGCATGGCACAATTCGCTTCCTGTGTTTACAGTGGCCTCTGGAACAACAGTAACAAATTCTGCCACTATGGTGATTAATGGCACAACTGTTACAACAGGCGGTACAGCTTTATCAAATGTTGCAACAGCAATCAACACATCAAGTGACGGTGGCGATGGAGTGGCATTAGCAGGTATATCTGCATCAGTAAACTCTGTTACAGGGAACCTTGAAATATTCCACAACGGTGGAGCATTTGGTGACTCTTCAGCAGGTGACAACACTATCAGAATAGAAGAAGGTTCAGGACTGTTAGCAGAACTAGGCATTACAGCAGGAACTTACAATGGAGTAAAATTTTTACAAGCGGCACACACTAGTAGGCCAACTTGGAAAACAGCAGACGAGAACAGACCTAACGGTTCAGTTTGGTTCAAGACAACTTCAGCAAACTCAGGAGCGAACATAGTTGCGAAACTTTACAGCTCAGCTAGTGCAAGTTTCTCAACTGTAAGTGCACCACTACACGCAACACACCATCAAGCGATATTCAAATTAGATCCCGCAAATGGTGGAACAGGATTATCAGTTGGTGATTTATACACACAATTTAACATCACAGAACAGACTATAGACGGACAAGCGGATACTACAGGAAATGTAGGTGATTTCCAATTATTCAGATACGAAGGTGGAAAAACTGTTATACAGTCGAAAACGACAAACCCAAGTTTCACTGCAAACGAAACATTCACAGTAAGAGAATCATTGAAAAACCAAGAAGCATTAGACACTGCAAAAACAGTAACTATGATTTCCGGTGATGGTTCAACTTTAGGTGATGCAGAAGACTTTGTAACTGCATTTACAACTGCAAACTTTACAAACTTGAAAGCTGAAGTAATCAGTTCAGGTGAATTCAAAGGTGCAATTAAAATCACCCACGAGTTAGGCGGTGAATTTAGAATGAATAATACAAGTGGTACACCACTTGATGACGCAGGGTTTGGAACATCATCTGCACACAGCTACGGTGGCTTTACTGCAAACAGCACTACTTTAGTAGACAACTTGTACGTTGCACCTGCAGGTGATTCAGAAGACTCAACAGTGGGTAATGAAGTTGCGGCAAGTAACTGGAAAAGATTAAGTTACACAGCTTCAACAAATGCACCAACTAATGAACCAGCAGACGGAACATTGTGGTACAACACTACGTTAGACGCTGACATCATGGCACACAATGGTACAACTTTCGTGGGCTACAGAACAGCATACTCATCAACGGATCCAGAAGGACCACAGTTTAGTGCAACAGCACCAAACACACAATCAGATGGCACGCCACTTGTAACTAATGACTTATGGATTGATACAAGTGACCTGGAAAACTATCCAAAACTTTACAAATACAACACAGCGGCAACGTTGAGTTCAACTAACACGGCCAACCAAGTAGCAGTTACCACAACAGGTGCGGCTTGGGAACTAGTTGACAAGACAGACCAAACTACAGAAGACGGTGTAGTATTCGCAGATGCAAGATGGCAGACTACAACAGAGAAGAATGCAAACGGAAATGAACAAGCAGGTACGGCAAGCTCAATTAAAGATCTTTTGACAGACGGACATTTAGATCCAGACGCTCCGGATCCGGCTTTATTTCCGAATGGAATATTACTTTTCAACACTAGACGTTCTGGTTACAATGTCAAGTGTTACAAAAACAATTATGTTACAGTAGCAAAATATCCAGGTTCTGGATCAAGCGGTTTAGGAAACACTAGAATGAGCAACGAATCAGTTGCAGGATATTTCCCAGACAGATGGGTTACACAATCAGGTAACAACGCAGACGGCTCTGGAACTTTTGGAAGAAAATCACAGAGAAAAGTGGTTGTTCAACAATTAAAATCAGAGATCGACACTAACCAAGCAATCAGAGAAGACCAAAGAGGATTCAATGTAATAGCTTGTCCTGGTTACCCAGAGTTGATCCAAAACATGATAAACTTGAATACAGACAGAAACGAAACAGCGTTTGTAATTGGAGACACTCCATTAAGATTAGAAGGTACGTCAACAGCAATACAAGACTATGCAAACAACACAGCCGGTGCATTAGACAACGGTGAAGATGGTTTGATAAGTTCAAGTGATTACTTGGGTGTATTTTATCCATCAGGTTTGACAACGGACAACACAGGAAAATCAATTGTGGTGCCACCGTCACACATGATGTTAAGAGTTTTAGCAAACAACGACAACATTGCTTTCCCATGGTTTGCACCATCAGGAACAAGAAGAGGTGTTGTTGACAATGTTACATCGGTTGGTTACATTGAAGCAAGTACAGGTGAATTTGAAACAATATCTGTTACAGAGTCAGTGAGAGATTCTATGCACGAAGTTAAAGTTAACCCAATTACTTTCTTCTCAGGAGCAGGTATAGTGAACTTTGGTAACCTAACAAAAACAGGTGCAAGTTCAGCACTTGACAGAATAAACGTTTCAAGATTAGCGGTGTTTTTGAGAACACAGTTAGATTTGATCGGAAAACCGTTTATATTTGAACCAAATGATGAATTGACAAGAAATGAAATTAAAGCGGCAGTAGAGTCATTCTTACTCGAGCTAGTTGGGCAAAGAGCGTTATTTGACTTCTTGGTAGTTTGTGATGAAACAAACAACACACCAACAAGAGTAGATAGAAATGAACTGTACGTAGATATAGCAATTGAACCAGTAAAATCAGTTGAATTTATTTACATACCGTTAAGAATTAAAAACACAGGAGAAATTGCAAAATTAGGGAGCTAATTTTCGATAAATAGGAGAAACACATGGCAATATCAACATTATCAAAATTCACAGTACCTTTAGCAAACGATCAGAGCGCCGCATCACAAGGCTTGTTGATGCCAAAACTTCAGTATCGTTTTAGAGCGATCCTGGAAAATTTTGGAGTATCAACACCAAGATCAGAACTAACAAAACAAGTGATGGACATAACAAGACCTAACTTGACTTTTGACAAAGTGACACTAGATGTTTACAACTCAAAAGTTTATGTTGCAGGTAAACACACTTGGGAACCTATCACAATTACATTGAGAGATGATGTGAACAACTCAGTGACAAAACTGG